TTGACAATATAGATCCAGAAGGTATAATTATAGTAACTTCTCAAACAAATGCACCGTTGATGGCGGTTTTATATGCAAAAGGTTTAGCGGCAAACGAAAATTATATGACTTTAGCCGAAGCGCAAGCAGTTACTAATGAACAATTAGAAGGACTATTAAACGGTAATACAACAGTACAATATTTTAATGAGTTTAAATATTTTACTGGAGTAACAAAGATTAGTATTAGTGATGATAGTAATCTATCAAAAACTAATAGTCCGTTTTACGGTTGTGCTAACTTACAGGAAATAACATTACCTGAAACTGTAACTGACTTAGGTTACAGAGCATTTGACCAATGTAAAAAAGTAACAAAGATTAATCTTAATAATATTGTCAGGTTTGGTTTTTGCAGCGGTCAAAATCTTGGTGCTACGTCTAAATTAGTAATAAAGTTACCTTCTTATATGGAAATATATGGAAGTAATACAAGTATATTTAGTTCCGTATATGGTTTTGAACTAATAGAAGGTAATCATTTGCATATTAAATGTTTAAATGGAAAATCAAGAAGGTTACTTAATTGTTGGGCAACAGATGGAAGTAGTTATAGTGGCGGTAAACCTTTTTCTGTAACTTTAGAAGCAGAAACTATAGATGAACGCACTTTCTATTATGTGAAAAATATTAGTAATATTGAGTTTATAGGAGTTAAACAAATAATTAACGGCACTCAGTTTACACAGTGTGAAAGTCTGAAAAAGATTATTATTCCTGATACTTGTGAGAGTTTACAAGGTGAAGATATGTTTATAGATAGTTATTCTGTAGAAGAAATAAAGTTACCTGTAAATTCTAAATGTACTGCAATTCCGTCAAAGTGTTTTAGTAATCTGAAGAAATACACAGATATATATATACCTGATAATTTTACTACTATTGCTTATGGTGCCTTTGGAGGTGGTGATGAAACAAAGAAACTAAAAAGAATATATATAGGTACAGGAATAACAAGTATTGGTGACCACGCTTTTAGTTCTTCACATAATCTTGAAGAAGTAACTATTAAAGCAATTACACCACCAACTTTACATCAGGATGCCTTTAAAGATTGTAGTGATAATTTTAAAATATATGTACCTTTAGAAAGTGTAGAAGAATATAAATCAGCCGCTGGTTGGAGTCAATATGCTGATAGAATATACGCAAAATAAAAAATATAAAAATATACTATGTTACAAGTTTTTAATACAAAAGAAGAATATAATACATATACTGATAATAATACTAAATTAGATAGTGGTATATTGTTCTATATAAAAGAAGATAAAACTGCCCATTTTTCAACCAATAATATCGATGGAGAATATAAGATATATGATTTAAATGGTAGGACAGTAAACCCAGAAGAAGTATTTATTGTGACTTCTCAGTCAAATGCTCCATTAATGACAGTATTACACTCAAAAGGTTTAGCGGCAAACGAAAATTATATGACTTTAGCCGAAGCGCAAGCAGTTACTAATGAACAATTAGAAGGACTATTAAACGGTAATACAACAGTAGTTAATTTCAATGAGTTTAAATATTTTACTGGTGTGACTAAAATATGTACTTCAGATGACAGTGAAGAAAGTAAAACATTATCTCCATTTAAAGGTTGTACAAGTTTAAAAGAAATTACTTTACCTAAAACAGTAAATGAATTAGGTGCAAGAGCATTTGACTTGACTAAAAATATAAATGTAATAAATGGACTTGAAAATGTACATAAATTTGGGTATTGTTCATTACAAGCAACTTTTGCGACTGATTCATCAATGAATATAGACACATTATATGTTGAAAAATTAAACGGCAAATTGAACTTAAATAACGTATTGCATAGTAATTATGTGATTAAGAATATCGTTATTAAAAATGGTGTAACTGAAATTCCTGAAGGTGCATTTAACAGTAATTACTATATTGAAAAAATTTTTATTCCAAATACAGTAACAAGTATTGGTGTAGCAACAAAAAATTCAAGTGGCGCATTTCCAAATTGTAAAAATTTAAAAAGTTTAAATAGCACTACAGGAGGAATAATCAATATTCCTGATAGTGTAACCTCGATTGGTTGGCAAGCATTTTATTGTCCCACATCTGGTAATAACAATATTAAGGAAATAAATATCCCAGACAGTGTAGAGTATATTGGTGAAGATGCATTTGGTGGTTATTATAAATGTGAAAGAATAAACATTGGTAAAGGTATTAAAACAATGGATACATCATGTATTATTAATGCAGGAAGAGATACAGAGCAATTAACTATAACAATAAAAGCAAAAAATCCGCCAGCATGGACCCCGCATGATAATATCCAAGTAGATAAAGTAAAAATTTATGTACCAAGTGAATCAATATATGCATATAAATCAGCCACTGGTTGGAGTCAATATGCTGATAGAATATACGCAAAATAAAAAAATATAAAATAAATATACTATGTTACAATTTTTTAATACAAAAGAAGAATATGATAAATTTATAGAAAATGATCCAATACTTAAAAGCGGTATACTTTATTATATTAAAGAAGATAACTCTGCCCATTTTTCCACAAATAATATTGATGGTGAATATAAAATATATGATATAGGTGCTGAGGCAAGTATATTAAAAAATCTTATATCACGTGAAATAACAGATATAACAATTCCAGCAGGTGTAACCAAAATTGGTAATCATGCTTTTGCTGGTTGTTATAATTTAAAAAGCATAACAATTCCTGAAGGTGTAACAGAAATTGGTGATCATGCTTTTCAATCCTGTTCTCTTACAAGTATAACAATTCCTGAAGGTGTAATATGGTTGACTAATGAGACATTTAAAGGTTGTTATAATTTATCAAATATAACTTTACCAAATAGTTTAAATTCAATAACTCAAGATACTTTTGAAGGTTGTACTTCTTTACCAACAGAAAATAATTTAAGATATGCAGATACAATACTAATTGAGGTTGTTGATAAATCATTAACAACATATACTATTAAAGATGGGACAAAATGGATAGGTCCATCCGCTTTTAAAGATTGTACTAATTTAACAAATATAACAATACCAAGTAGTGTAACAAAGATTGATAGTGCTGCATTTATGGGTTGTACTTCTTTACAAAGTATAACAATACCAAGTAGTGTAACAAAATTTGATGGTAGTAGTATGTTCAAAAATTGTACTTCTTTACAAAGTATAACAATACCAAGTAGTGTAACAAAAATTTATAGTAATATGTTCGAAAATTGTACAAGTTTAACAAGCATAACAATATCAAATAGTGTAACAAAGATTGATGATGGAGCATTTAAAGGTTGTAGTGGTTTACAAAGTATAACAATACCAAGTAGTGTAACAAGTTTAGGTTCAAATATATTCGCAAATTGTACAAGTTTAACAAGTATAAAAGCATTAAAAACAACAGCACCAAGTGTTAAATATACAACATTTAAAGATATTAAAAGAAATGGTACATTAACCGTACCAAAAGGAAGCAGCGGCAGTTATAATAAGTGGATGAAAGATACTTTTAGTGGTGATACTGAATATTATTTACAATATTATGGTTGGACTAAAGTAGAAGGATAAATATACAAGCAATTTCTTAATAAAAATTTAACCATTGGCTTTTAAAATGTTTATTATTATATATAGGAAATATTTTTAAAAGTTTATTTGTTATATATTTATTATGATTATTTTTTAGGGAAGGACGGCGGTTCTTCCCATTTTTATTTAGCGAATATTACGAAAAATTGCGCCAGATACGTTAAAATAATTCAGTAATAAGAATATACTCCTGATGGTTTTTAACGTATCTGGCGCTTCCCTGCGTATCCCTGCCGCTATTCTACTTTTTCAATATTGTTCCATGGACCGCTTGACCAAAACTTATATCTATATATTGTATTGTCCTTCATAATGAAGTTTACAAAATAATGCCCACGTTTTTCGCCTGTCTTTTTTACCATTACTTTTTCAATGGTTTTTCTAATAAACTCTTGTTTTTCTTTATCCGTCAAAACAGTATCTATATCTTTTTTATATGTTCCTTCGTAGATCATTTCTTGTTTTTTTGCATATAGGTAATTATTCTCATCAAATAATTGTTGTTGTTCTTCTATCTCTTTTCTTTTCTCATCAATCATTTGGTCACCTTTAACTTCACTCATTTTACCTTCAATAATTCTTGACTCTATCCTGTCTATCTGTGATATTAATTCATTAATTTTTCTTTGTGCTTGTTGTACTTTTCTTAACAATATTGCCGAATCATTTTGTAAGTTGGTCATTATCACATAGTTATCTTCTTTTTCTTTTTTCTTACTATGTTCTTTAACAACTTCCCAAGCAAGGTTGTCAATTAAATCTATTCTAATTGTCATGTTTATCGCATGATCTGTTGTATACATTTGATATTTATTGTTTGCTATATTCGGTGTGAGCAAGCAACCGTTATCTTCGCATCTTAATAATTTTTTCAATAAACATATCTTTTTAGTCGTTGTGTGTTCTTTTCTTTTGTTTTTTGCTATTTCTCTGCATTTTACGAATTGTGCTTTAGTAATTATCGCTGGGTAATTATATGCCGTTTTTGGTGTTTTTTCTCCACAATATTCGCTACGTAAAATAATTTTCAATATAAGTTGTGTCGCATTATGTATCTTATTCTGTTTTAATTCTCCTGTCTGCATTAACTCTACCGCTATAGACCTTGCCGACAATCCTGTTTCATACATATCAAATATTTTCTTCACTATTTCCGCTTCATGGTAATTTATAGTAAGTTTATCATTTATAAAAATATACCCAAATAATGGTTTGCCACCAATATAACCACCAAGAGCCTGTTTATGTTTCTTTCCACGTGCCATACGTTCTTTTCTAATAAAACCTTCGCTTTCTGCCATACTTCCAAATAATGAAAACAATATAGAAGCGGTTTGACTTAATTTTCCATCTTCTAATAATCTCATATAAGGACGCAAGCAAATCAGTTGTATATTTTTGCTAATCAGCCAATCTCTAATCTCATACAACATTTTTGGTTGTCTTGATATTCGACTAATCTCATAAACAATAACACAATCTATGCTGCTATCATTTTCTATAGACGTCTTAAGCGCTTGTATTCCTTTACGTTCTTCAATGTCAAGTTTTACCGCCGACTCTTTAAAATCAATAAGAATCATTTCATCTTCTTCATACCCCATTCTCCTGGCCTCCAACTTTAACTCATCAATCTGGGACTCTAAAGTTTGGTGTTGTGTACTCACTCTTGCAAATAAAATTACCTTTTTCATATAATTACAGTTTAAAAGTTTCTGCAAATATACAAAAAAAACTAATATCCTAGTACATTTTTGATATTTTTGTTCTGTTAAAGTTGTTAAAAATGACCTTCGATAAAATCTAAAAAAGACAGCCAAAACCTTATAAGTTATTGACTGTCAATTAGTTATATTGAATTAATATCTGGAATTGGCATCATAAGTTATATTCCATTCTTCATTTTCAAGTTTATCAAGCACTTCATCTTCATCTAATTCTTCATCTAATTCAATGCTTCTCCATCTTTCAATGGTCAGCATTGACTCACCGCCATCTTCATCATACCATACTTCATCTTCGGCTTTCTTTTGGGCTTCTTCTAATGATTCGGCTTCTACTATGCAGCCATAAGATTGCTCATAGGTTTTATAGAATTGAAATTTTTTCATATTAAAAATTAAGTTAAATTAATTTACAAATTCATCTATTTCATCTTCATTGTACATTTTCTCTTCTGGGCAATATTCTCCCCAATCATTGTACTCATCATTGGCCAGTATTTCTTTTCCATCATACAGTATTTTGTTACATAATATAAAATAAGGAAAAAGAGCTACTTCATAATCCGATTTTATTAATTGGACTTTCTTAATATCAAACTCTTCATCATCTTTAAGTTCAATGACGTATTCTAACTCTTGTTGATAATAATATCTATAATGTATTTTAACTGGCAATGGTTGTTCACCTTCTTTACTAAATAAATCATGGAAATATTCACGTGTCTTGACGTATTTTCCTTTTTTCTTCACTAAATTCTCATCTTCATTATCATCAACATACAATGCTTCTACTTTGTCCCAAGCACCGCAAACATAATAATTACATAAAAATGCCATGTCTTCATCATAATCTTCTTCATGCATAAACTGGTTAATTAATTTTACAGAGCAATAATCTACTATGACTAAATCTCCATTAATTCTTATTTTAACTTTTTTCATTTGAATTATTTTTTTTAGGTTAACTGTCGACAAAGATAATGAATTATTTATAAAGAGCAAAATTTAAACACAAAAAAAGCACTACTTTCCAAAGCAATGCTTCCTATTATGTATTTAACCTAAAATAAAAATGAAATCTATACATTATTAATATAGTAATGTAATTGAATTAATTCATTTTTTGTTCATAAATTCTTTAAATTTATATGAATAATCTATTCCTATTAAAGCACCAGCAAATGTTGCTATTTCGCCAAATGCCGTAAGTACACTCCAATCTATTGTTCCAACAGGTGGGCAAAACAATCCTACAAACAATAATATTAAACCTATTAATGTTATCACTATTCCCACCCAAAATTGTATAGATAATTTTTCTCTTTCATTTAATGTATTCATTTTTTCTTAATATCTCTATTTGTATTCCATGTTTTGCGGTTAATAAAATTCTATACAGTTTTTCAAACGCTTGTTGTGACTGTACGACTTGACCTTTTATCTTATTATATCCAACTATTAAACAACCAGCACTGCTATTCTGATTAATACCTTTGTGTATTAGTATTCCTTCATAACCTTTCACACCTAATAATCGTGGCACTTTTCCATTACAAAATTTTCTGTAATAAGGTTTTAAATTAAATTTTGGACTTACCACATTTAATGTTACTTGATACTTACCTGTTGGGATGGCCGTTTTTGCGTAAACTTTCATTTTCTCTATTTCTTCCAACTTCATTGTATCTTTCAAACCTCTATCAGTATCTTCAATCACATCACAAATGTATTTCTTGATCTGATATTCATCTTCTGTAATGTAATATAAATGTCCTATACAATAATTTTTACAATTATATGTTCTTTCTAATATTAACTTCATATCTATTACCTCATTCTATACCAACTAAAACCATCTGTTATAAAGTAATCACAGTTAAATTCTATGTTTATTTCATTCACAGGGTTATAATCATTTGTATTATAAATTTTATTAGTTACTGCACATTTGACGTGACAATAATGTTTTACCGACTTAACTATATAAACCTTTCCTGCACCAATGGTCATAGGGTCAGGTAATGTAAACCATCTGTTATCGGCATTTCTTTCTTTAGTATAGTTGCTAAATATCACAAAGCAATCATCCTTTGTCGGCACATAATCTTGTGTATTTACTATTTTTACGGGCATTGTTGATACAAAATCTTGTCCGTATTTGTTATGTATTCCACTTTCAGAAATATTTAAAATATTATTTCCTTGTTTTATTTCTGTATAATCACTTCCAAACCAGTTATAGTTATCTATATCGCTTGCAAAAACGGCACCATCAGTTGCTATTTTGTTTATTTGGTTCTGTATCTGTTTTATATGAGTTGTTAAATAACATCTAAAACTACCTGATACACTTTGGTTGAAATTATAATTTAAATTCAAAACTATACTATAATCTCCAGCCGTTGCCGCTATTAGATTAATATCTGAAATAAAAACTCTATCTAAATCATCTGCTTGTAATGTACCATTTTTGCTGGTTACTTGTGTATCACCACACATTACTGATAATGTATATGATACCGAATAAGTTAATTCTTTTCCATAAACATAACCAATAATATTCGTACCATTTATCACTATATGATCTCCAACAGCAAATGTTCCAATGTTAAAATTAAAATTAGCCGTTGCCGAATTCGCATTTGTTAATTGACTTGATGAATTATATTGTAATATTTTATCACTACCAAAATCAAAATCTTCTAAATCACCTAAAGTATCATTCTTTATTTGTACTCTTGCGTTGTTGTTTTCATCATAAATAACTAAACCTTCATCAGAGTTATATATATTTAAATTACCTACTATATTTGTATTTTCACCATATAAATTAATTATTCCATCTTGAATATTGATACCTGTCTGATTAAGTTGGTTCGTAATATTTAGAGTAATTTCATCTGCTTTCTGAGTAATCTCACTTTCTAAGTTATCTATATCTGTTCCTTGTTGTGATACAGTACTGCTAATTTCATTTGCCCTAATTGTTAAATTCGCTATATCAGTTCTATTATTATCTATCTGTGTTGTGTGACTATTCACCGTTGCACTTATAGAATCGTAATTTTGTTCTATTGTACTGATACTATTATTAATTGTTGTTATATCACCACTTAATTCTTCATAATTACCTTGCACAGTTGCTTTTATAGAATTGGTAATTTCAAGTTCTGCACTTGCTGCGTATTTAACATAAACTATTCTTTTATCTATTACCGTTTCTACTGCGTATTGAGTTGTAGGTGGTATTACTAATTCTACTTGTAAATATTCTAACTTATCACTTGCGGTACTCCAATCTCTTTGGTAAGAATTATTACTATATGCTGGTCTGACGGTATTTCTTGAGAGTTGTGTCGGCCTGAATTGTATTGTTTGTTGATAATATGGGTAAAAATGTACATAAAGGTTATCAGTTGCCTGTACCATAGTATAACTATTGCCATCCTGTTTAATAATATTGTAAGCAAGACTAACAGAACAAACACCATCGGCATTAACATTTACATTTTCAGTAACTGGTACTAAAGTATAAATATCACTTGCTTCTCCTGTATCACCTTTTAATCTACTCCAAGTATAATCTGTATAAGTAAGATTTGTATCATCTGAATTATAATTACTACAAAAACCTATGTATAAGTAATTACCTGTTGTATTAACCTTTGTAAAATCAGTAACACCATCAGCACTATTTGCATACGCTATATGAAGATACGCCGTTGTTCCTGCCGATACATCTTCTATCAGTTGTTCTATATCATCACCTGAATTTGTTTTATAACTTCCCTTAAAAGAATTATAACCATTACTTATAACGTTTAATCTGTGTGTACTTAAATTATAATCATTTATTCCACTATATTGTACTATTGATGGCGCTATTATCGTAGGATCCAAAAATTGGTTATTATAAGCACTTATTATAATTGCGTTCTGTCTGCTTGTATTGTTTCTGTTTCCTAATTGTACTATTTCATCACCAACTTCTGGGATCCCATTACTATTACTATCTTTATCAGAATTGTTTACTATAATATAATTACATTCATATTCAGTTCTGTCTATAGTTGTAGTTTCATATCCTGATTCTTCACACAACATCCAATAGAACTTGTTATTAGTGTCATATTGTTCTCCTTCTGCTACGTTAAACGTCTGACAAAGTATTTGGTCTTTATAGTCAAATTGGTTTCTAATTTTTTTACCATCATCTTCTGACTTCCAATATAACTTATAGCCAAACAAACCTTTTTCAGTGACTTCTTCACCGCCTGTAAACGCTGCCGTACTGGCTGAAGAATAAAAAGTATTGTTTACCTTGTCAAACAACCCATAAACATTGTTTTCTGAAATTACAGGAATATAATCCCTAACAAGTTTATCATCATCATAAATTTTACACCCAAACAATTGTCCTTTTACGCAAGTACCATAGTCTGCTACTTTAAAAAGCATAAAGTTATAAGTACTATCCCCTGTTGCTGCAAGAGTCCTCTTTAACACATCATCATAATAAAGTTTACCTTTATCCATAACAATATGCCACTTCTTATTTATAGTAAGCGCTGACGCACTACCATAACTTCCACCATAATAGAAATAAGAGGTTGAATTACTATTTGCTCTATAAAGTAAAGCATTATCAGGTTTATGATTATAAGAAGCGCCCATAATACCTGCGACTTCACTTACCTTAAACAACCAATCGGCTTCAATTTTTAGGTTTGCTTTTCCTTTTAATCCTGTGTTAATATATGCACTACTTGTGTTCTGAAGATACTCTATCTGATTATAATGTACACCGTTTCCATCTTCATAAGTAATAGGAAAATCCCTTTCTACTGTTTCTACCTTATCTATTTTTGCGTTTGCAGGTGTTATTATAATTTGTCCGCTTGTACTCTTAACTTCATCTATTAAAAGTTGGAAGAAATGCGCTGATTTTGTTACCGTAAGGTTTTCGGTCTTTATTTCTTCGGCTTCCATCTTTTCTGTAACAACCTTTTCTAATATTGCTTGTAACGCTTTAATATCACCGTTAAAATATAACATGCCATCTTCATCATATTTCCAAGTATTACTATCAATAATTACCTGACGATTTTCTTCTGTGATATTTAATGTATTATCAGTATTTGAAATATCAGTTATAGTATCATTTATTGCTTCTGTAACAACTTTATTCTCTACAGGGTTCGTTGATGATACACTTAATTCACTATCTACAGTAATATCAGTTTTATTGGTAATTGATACAGAATTTGCAAAACCTGCTGCACCATTTGAGGTTGTGGTTTTTGACTTTGGTACTTTAATTATTTTAGTATTAATCATAACTCTTTTAATATTAAATGTGTTGAATTTTCTATAATGTTCTTATCTATTACTATAGGGTAAAACACTTTATTCATATATTGTATATAGTATCTATTGAAATAATCTATATTTGTTGTATCTTTTAGATCTGTTTCCAAAATTATTTTTGGTTGTGAGTACTCTAAATAATAATCATTACAATAATGTTGTTCTGGTTTTGCTATTTCACTTGTAATATTATCTTTAAGATCTCTTAAAGCGGTTTTATCTTCACTTAAAACACTACTTAAATTAATTATATTTTTTGCTTGTAAGTTAAACGCTTCTTGACTTGTTAACGCCGTATTTATTTTAAACTCTATATCATCTTTTTTCTTTATAAAGTTATCGGTTTCATCACTCATATAAATAATATCACCATCTTCTACAGTTGTATTACCAGCATTATCTGAATAAACCTTACACTCAAAATCTTTTATAATTATATTTTCTGTGTGGGCTAAAATAAATCTTGTTGAAGATGGAAATGACTGGTGTCTAAAAAATGTTCCATGACGTCTTGTAATATTATTCCAAGTAAGGTTAATTGTTCCAAGTATTCTAAATGTTATCTTACCACTTAAATTATCACTTGCTTTTATTGGGATCGCCGTTCCTTCTGCACCATCAAGGTTCATTGTATAACTTATAGTATTCTGTATATTGTATTCTGTACCTATAATATAATCACTAATTTTAGGGTTAATTCCTAAACTAAATGTTGTTTTTTGCATTCCGTCTATTATTGGTTCTTGACCTATAACAAACCATTCAAAGGTACTATTACCATATTCATCTATATTTGTTTCTACTAATCTTTTGTTTCCAATAATAAGTTCACATTCTAATAACGGTAATTTATAATATTTATCAGTTGAATCACCATTATATGTATAATTATATTGGTAACCTTTTGCCGCTTTATCTTTTGTCCAAGGTTGTATTCCGCATGTACCATCGGTTAACCATGTTGTCGGTTCTTGTTTTGTATTTTCAGGAGTATAAAATTTTCTTGTATAATATCTACCTTCTTTATTATTGTCTGACTTCACAAGGTTATTTGTAACCATGTGACCATCATACGATGGCACTTTTGCCGTACTTCCTTCACTTTTATGGCACCCATTATTATATATATCTGTAAAATTATTTGTTCTATTTGCTAATGATGAAGATGACTCATAAACTATTGGTTGTAATCTTATACTTCCACTAAAAACTAAATAATTGGTTGTATCATCATCTATTGGACTTAAAACACCAACATTATTACCAACATATTCTATCATTCCTGTGTGACTTTCTATTTCATCATCTGATGGTAATTGGTTGGGTTCTGTATCTATCTCATTACCATTTACAGAAATATATAGATAATTTGATAAATCAATTTTACTTACTGGCGAATTATCTGTACTATCTTTTTTCTCTACACAACCTAAACTAAAAATTGCTGGGGTTAATCTATGTTCTTTTAAGTATTTTGGCACCTTCCATTCATTTATATAGTTTCCGTTGGAGTCTTTTTCATATATTGTATTTAATTCTGTCTGACCATCATCTAAATATAACTTCCAGTTTTTATTATCCATTACTTGTAAAAACCAATCTACAGTATTTGCGTCTTTATATGTTGTACCTTTACCATGCACCATATTGTTCATCGCATCTCTTGCCGTATCACCACTACCTTCACTTATAAATTCGGTCATGTATTTAATTTTTGACTGATACAATGAGGTTAAACTATCTTTATCCAATGGACTTACTATTATATCTTCTACTTCGGTAACATCATCCTTAACTTGTATTTGGTTATAAACATCTGCTATACTGATATTTGTTCCATCACTTGAATAATCATTTTCATTTATAGTAATTAATGAAATATTTTTTGTGGTAACAACATCAGTTGCAATATCTATCCAATTAATTTTATCCAAACTTTTTTTACTTTTCCAATCAAAAATATAAAAATTAAAACCTTCTTGTATTATATGTAGATTAAGATATTGTAATATTTCGAATAATATTTCTTCATTATTCATCAAATCATCTTCATTATCACCTAAAAAAACATTCTCATTAACGCATGCTTCTTTAAATATGTTCACCAAATTAAATTTTTTACTTTGGTCATAAAATGTTCTACACACATTACTTCCGACAATATCTAATTGTGTTGATAATAAACCTGCTTGTTCTATATAATAATAAAAATTTCTAATATCCGCATTCTCTGATACTTCTTCATAAGTTGTTCCATCGGTTAAGTAACAATATTGTAATGTACCTAAATAATCAAAACAGTTAATCTGTATCTCTTCGTAATAATTTGCATAAGGTTGTGTATATATATTTGGTTCTACATATCCAGCAAAAATACATTTGTCACCTTCATATATATTAATTATCACTTCCTTTTCTTTTTCGGCGAATAAATAATCACCTAAATAACTATTTGTTAATAATGATAATGTACAACTCTTTTTAATTATATGGGTAAATGTATCATCACATGTTGTCTGTATATTTAACGGATCAGAAGAAAAAAACAATCCATTTTCACCGATTATCATTTCTTCATTTTTATCACCTTTTAATATATGTACAGTATATGTTTTATTATTTTTGTTTATAAACTCACCATGTATATACATATTATTTAATTCCTATATTTTTTCCAAGTTTTGCCGCACCTTTGCTATAATTTCTTAACGCTATATATAAATCACTACCTTTAACTACGGTTTCACCAACTACAACCATATTATTTCCACCTAATCTATTATTGTCTATTGCGTTAAATAAATGACTTTGTTGTTTTGTGTTCAAGATCATTTCACCACCGTTGACTCTTGCTAAATTATAATCACCTATAGTTGTTCTACCTTGAATTATACCACCTTCTGCAAAACTTCCAATCATCGCAAATGCGGCTATTACTGCTGCTATACCTGCTGCTATTGCTGCTAAACTTGCTGGAAATGGTAATTTTGCTCCATTTGCGGTTGCATTTGCTATTGCTTCACCTTGCGCCGCTGCTACCTTTGCCGTACTATTTGCTACTTCTTGTTGTGTTGCTGCGGTTGACGCTTCTGCCGTTGCGGTTGTTGTCAAACCTAATAATTCTTGTACTACTTTTACTGCTTCTATTGTTTCTTTAATTCCTTTAAGCACAGAATTAACTAAATCTACGGCGCCCATAAAAATATCCCATGCTGAGGCACCTTCAATAATCGAATCTATTAAATTATGCATAGATGACTGTACACCATCAATCGCACTTATTGACTCATTAATTCCTTCTAAACCTTCTTTTGCCCAACTCTTTTTTGGTTCTTCTTGCTCTTTTTCTAAACCATTTCTTATCTTAAGCGCTTTTATCTGCTTTTCTAATTCTTCTTTTTCTTTCTTAAGTTGATTTAACCTGTCAGATGATACATTTGTACCATTTAATTCATCATTAATCTTTTGTAATCTTTTCTCTAAATCTTTTATACTGCCGACTTCTTCCTTTTCTTTCTCTTCTGTCTGCTTGGATAAACCATACTTTTCTTGTAATAATTTAATCTGCTCTTCATAATTGGCTTTCTGCTCTTTTAATTTTGCTATTTCATCATCTGTTAAAGAATTAGTTGTTTCAAATTGTTTATTAATTTCAGATATTTTATTTTGTAAATCTTTTATACTACCTTCTTCTGCTTTTTCTTCTTCTTTTGTTGTAACATTTTTAACTTTTGGTGTTCTTCCTGCTTTTGGCGCTTTTCCACCACCAGCACCGCCGCTAATATCTTCATCAGAAATAACACCGCCACCACCAGATCCAAGATCACCTTTTAATTCAGTATCAATTTCTACTTTATGTTTTCCACTACCTATTCCTAACCAATCTTCAAATTTATTCCATATATTAAGTAATTTATTGATAAAATCTCTAAACCAAACTATGACTTTACTGCACGCTTTTTTAATTGGGTTAAAAAATGATACATTACTGATTATTTTTTTGAGGTGGTTCCAAACACTAACCATTTGACCTATGTTGAATTTCCACCATTTAACTATCAACGCTACCGCCACTTCTATAATTTTAACCGTTGCTTTGAAATGTAATCCAACTCCTTTAATCCATATCTGTAATGCTTCTAATATACTAAAACTACCACTAATATCATTTATTGCTTTTATAAAATCTCCTACATAGTTTATACAATCTTGATAATATTTTGCGATTAATTCTAATATACTAACAAAACCTTGCATTATTGACGTACTACCGATGGTTAACAATAACGCATCCCATGCCGCTTTTAATCTATTTATTGCACCTTGTAAGTTGCTTCCATTGGTCTTCATTTGCTCAAAAGCCGTATTTGTACCTGCTAATGATGAAGTATATTGGTTAAATTTCTGTCTTCCATCTATTAATGTTTTCAATAAAACTACATTTCTTGCACCAACTAGGTTTTTCATTTCCGCATCAGTTAACTCTGCTGCTGCTAAATTTTCAAGCGCTTGCTGCATACCTACTACCGCTGGTTTAAATGCGTTGTTTCCTTGTATACTTAATTTTAACAATGTACTATTTAATTGTGTACCGGCCACTTCTGCACTTGAAAATTTTGGCGCTAATGTTTCAATCAATGCCGCCGTTTCTACAAAATTAATTCCTGCTGACTTTGACGCCGTTCCTGCTTTTTCAAATGCTATATTTAAATAAGTAACATCACCTGCACCTTGTTGTGACGCTGCTGCTAATGTATTAATAATATCATTTACTTTACTTGCTGGTTCTTCCATCTGGTTCATAACAGTTGTTACACCTCTTGCCGCATCAGTAACATCTATTTTGGCGGCTTTACTCAAAACTATACTTGCTTCTGTAACCGCTTTTAAACCTTCTTGATTTTTTAACAATTGAGGCGCTTGACTACCAATTAAACGCATACTATCTACAACACTACTTGCTGATGACGCATAAGTTTTTGCCATTTCAATTGCTGAATCTTGCATATTTTGCATTGCTTCATCACTCAATCCTGTAAGTGACTGTAATGAGTCTAAATGGGTTTCAAATTCTGAAAAACTTTTTATGCTTCCACCAACTACCGCACCTAATGCTGCTATTGCTGCGACTGCTGCACCAACAGGTCCCATTGCCGTGTTTATTGCTACACCCATGCTTGCCGCACTGGTTGTAACAGTACCCATCACAGGCACTAAACCACTTAACGCTGATCCAAACGCACCAATATTACCTGCGGCAAAACTACCCATTAGACCTTTCATTCCACCAACGGTTGATCCAACGGACTTATTAAAATTCGCTAATTGGGTTTTTGCACCTTGTACTTGCTTTTGATATTTATATACTTCGGACGCTGACTTTTTTATCGCCGTATCATGCTGCTTCATATCAGCGGTTCCTCTAAAAACGTAATTATTTGCCATTATTGATACATTTATGTTTTATTAATTCTGACTTTTTCTTTAGTCTTTCTATATCTTCATTGGAAATTTCAATATCGCTTGTTTCTTTTTCTTCTACTTCACTTTCCCAAGGAAATTTTGCTATATCTTGAAATTTTAATTTCTTCTTGTTATTTACCTGGGCGGTAACATAAGCGTTTAATCTTGCCGTTTCCCATTCTGTAAAATTTAAATATGGAATATTGTCTAAACAATCTTGAATCTCCCAATCTTGCATTTCATCCATAAAATATTTAACGGTTACTATTTTATACTGAAAACATAATAACCTAAATAATGTGTGGAAAATTAATCTTTTTTTGGGTCGACCTCCGTCTCCTCATCAGTATTACCATTAATATAAGCATTTTTATTTAAATTATCTGTTAACCACTTGCTAAATTCATTAAACAACTCAGGGTGTTCATCAGTATAATCTATAAATTCATCAAATGTAATTGTACATTCTTTATCACTTGCTAAAAGAGTTGAATAAAAATATATAAGAATCTCAGATAAACCTTTTGGGTTAAAAGTTTCACCTGTAATTTTCTCATATATCATTAAACTTCTAAATGTATATTTAAGGGTAATCTCCTTATTGTTAATATTGACTTTCATAATGTTATGTTATATAATTATTTTTTTTAAAAAAATGGGCGGTTGTTCGCCGCCCAATATATTGTTTATTCATTTGCGGCTTTTGAAATCTTACCTGTACCTGTCAAGGTTACATTAAATGTCGCATTTTCACCACTATTTGCATTTGCTACCAATGAGGTAATAAATGCTTGACCTGTATAAGCACCTGCTGCTTTTGACCAATATGAGTAATCACCATTAACAACAGTTTTTTCTGGATCATTTTCTGCTTTCAAACCAAAGAAAACGGTAATTGGTTGACGTGTAAGCATAGAGGTAAACAATGTATCATACGCATCTGCCGTATAAAGGTTATCAGAGGTAATCTCCCAACTAATCTTATTTACTTCACTACCACCCCAAATTCCGTGGTCTTTACTTGAAATATCTGCCGCATCCGCTGAAATTGTTAATGTGTGGGCGGTTGCATAAGCAATTGACTTACCTTCCGCATCAAAAAGCATAAGGTCATCACCTTTTATAATATTTGCTGCCATCTTTATATTTTGTTTTATTTATTTTTTATTTTATCTTAATAATCAACAGTACATTCAAAAGAAATTCGTTGTACATACGCATCATCTATATAATCTTCACTTACTGAATATATCTTACAATTTGTAATATTCAAATTATATGTATTTGGTAATTTCTTCTTCTCCAAACAACTTCTTACCATATCTGCTATTTCCAAACCTTCAAGATACCCTTGTGTTACTACATTTATAGAAAAACTTACTATATCTTGTCTATAATAATCTTTTGTCTGACTATCTGTTGTTATGTTTTCTCTTTCAAAAGTAATAAATGGAAAAGTAGTTGTCTGATCTGCTATTATAGGAAAAATTCTCTTACCTATATGTTGTTGTAATTCATCATTATTCATTAATATATTATATACCACTTTTGGGACTTGTATTGACGTAATCATTTTATATTTGCATTATTAATTTTATCTATTGCTTTATTCACTTCAAACTCCATATTTGATCTAAAAGATGACTCATTTGAATTAACCGCTCTTCTGAAAAATTCAGCACCTGTTATATCTCCTGTCTTTCTTTTCTTCTTTAATGGTCTTCCTCTCCATGTTTTTGCATAACGTGGCGAAGTTCTAAAGTTACCCCTTTCAAGAAATTTCAATCTAAAACTACCACTACCTGACTTTCTGCTTGAATCTATTCTCACCTTACCAACTATAGTACCGTCTTGTTTCTCAAAAATTCTTGATATTCTTATACCACTTTGTAATGTATCTGTATATTTTGGGTTACGCTTATTCGTCTTCTTAAATGCTCCACGTAAATTTTTCTTCGCATCTTTCTGAATTACACTCAACGCTTTTCTCAATCCTTGTCTTAATGCTTTTCCTAATTCTTTATGGGTTAACTCTTCAAATCTCCTATAAACCCTTTCTGCATTTGTTGTACAACCGCTATTCATTTATTATTTCTGTTATAATTGATAATTGTTGTAATTGATTATTTGGTTCTATATCCAATATTCTATAATAATGATTATTCCATTTAATTCGATCCAACTCATTAATATCATGATATTTTCTTATAACAAATGTTTTATTGTAATTAAAAACAATCTCACCATTACTTATACTTCTATTACCACTATTATGTAATAGATTTGCTCTTGTTGTATCATTTAAATGATAATTTGTTACTTGTTCCCCTACTTCATTAATAACCGTAACAGGTTTCCATATTTCTATAACCTCAGTTAATGCTCCTGCTCTCATTATTTATGCTTTATAATTTTCTCTGTTTTTATACATCGATAATAAATATTCATAACTATTTGGGATCGAATTCATACTTGTTACAGATACTGACTCACGGTTCATATATAAATTACCAATTAGTAATTTCATGGCGTGTATAATCGGCGTAGGGACTGCACCATAACGACTTTCAATATCAGAAATTGAATTATAATCTAAATGACGTACAACCATTATTTCTACAACGTTTATTAAACCGCTAATATAATCATCATCATCAGTAAAATTATTATCAATGTTAAGGTGTTTTTTTATTTCATTTAAATTTAATATTGCCATGTTTATATACTAATTTTTTTAATATATAGAGAGTTAACTATGGGTTAACCCTCTATATTTTTATATATCTTATTCAAATTGACCGTAACCGAATGCTTCTGAACGTAAAACTTTTGCGTCGAAAAATGCATTAATAACCAATCTTACTTGACCATCTGCTGCTTTTGTATAAGGATCGACTGTAAGATCTATTGCACCCCATTGACCAATTGCCAAATTTGACCAATCACCAACAACATATTTCTTTGCTGCTACATTACTTGATACCAATGCTGGGGTACCGTCTACACTTTCTCCATCATAAACCATACCTGTAGAATTTGTACCTTTAATCATTGAACGTAATGCTGACTTTGCTTTTGGTGATACAACATATTTGATCTGACCTAAAACATTTGCTTGCTCAATATCTGACTCTACATCTGCTACATCAGCAAAATTTGTGATAGTTTTTGGAGTTACTCCATTAAACATACCTGCTGGTTGAGTTGCTGATCCTTCACCATCACCAAGAATTGTTGCCTCAAGTTTTGAATTAATTGCGTTAATTAAATCTTCACGAATCTTTGCTTCAGCACCAATCGAATCTTGTACCAAGAATTGTTTTGAAATATCAATGTAAGCGGTTAAACGCTTTGGTGATAAAGTTACGTGTGTAAATGCACCAGCACCATCTTTTGCTTCACTAACTTCACCTTCCCAAGTTACATTGCTTGCTGACATAATTGGTACCTGCACATTTGATACTAAACCTGACATAAAACTTGCACCTGCGTTTACCAAAACGTTTCTTGCACGTAAAGGGGTCATAATATCATAAATATCTGTTGCTACCACATCTTCACCTTCTGAAGATACTGTAATTGCTGCACGATTTTCAAGCATATTTGGTAATTGTATTTGACCACCAAATTCTACGCCTGCTTTTCTAAATTCGGCTTGACCTGCGTTAACTACTGCTGCGTCTAATTCATCCATTTTTTGATTATTTGCTATTGATCGAATTGTACGCAATAAACTAAATTTTTTCTCCATAGTAATATTACCTGATTTTTTTTCAATATTTTTTTCTTTTTTATTTTCTTCTTTTTGTTCTTCTTTTTGTTCTTCTTTATCTTCTTCTTTTGTTTCTTCTTTTGTTTCTTCTTGTTCTTCCTGCTTATCTTCTACCTTTTCATCAACCTTTTCTTGTTCTTCTTGCTTATCTTCTACCTTTTCATCAACTTTTTCTTGTTCTTCTTCATCTTTTTTATCTTCTTTTCTACATTCTTCCAATAATTCCAACATTCTTTTACTACAAGTTGTTGATAAATAAGCGGGTTCAAAAACAGGACTAACGTCAAACAATCTTTCAAACTTTTTTATAGTTCTATGTAATGTACCTTCTACATCTCTTTCCACTACATCACCACCTTCTGGGACACAAAACGCAAATGAAGACCCAAAAATTTCACCACGTTTCAAATGCTCTAAAACTTCATCACCCCATTGTGTATTTGGCGCTTCAAAAGAATAATATAAACCATCTTCACGTATCTCTAATTTCAAACTTCCTTTATTATATCTTGACCTTGCTAAAACTCTATTAGTATCATGATTAAATAAAGCAAAAATATCTGATTTATTAATTAATTCTTCTGTTACGGCGCTACGATCAATGACTTCATAAAATCCCATGAATTGTGACGGACTATCAAATTTTAAAGCATAACCTTCAATAACTCTTGATCCTTCATTATAGTCGTTTATAGTACCATAATTTCTTATCTCTTTTTCCATAATATAATAATTCTATATATAATAATAAATTTTTTTATTTACCTTCATTATCTAAATTACTATCTATATCTTCATTTTCATTTGCTTCTGCTTGTGGTTTATTAATTGTATTTTGATCAATATCAGTATACGCTATAAAATGTTTATCTCCGCCTTCAATCGGACTTAAACCAATCATCTTTCTTCCTTCATTTACACATATTACTCCGCAAGATACCAATGTTTTAATATAATTTGCTTCTGCTTGCTTATCCGTAGTCATAAGATATTTTTCATCTAAATCAATAAAAAATGTACCATCAGATAATTTACGATTAAACTCATTCTCAAAAAGCGAAATAAATGGTAATAATGTGTGTGATAAAAACTCTAATTGCGCTGCTTCTATGGTTGAATAAGAAGAGTGTGATAGATCTTGTAACAAAACTGGAGAAATTCCAAAATATCTTGCTATTTCTGTAACATTAAACAATCTTGACTCAATCATTTGTGACTTTGCTGGGTCTAATGATACAGGAATAAAATCGACATTCCAATCACATATTGCTAAACCAGATCCACCTTCTTGACCACCATGTACTTGCTGCCAACTTTGACGTATTTCATCTTTATCTAAATTTGGCACCATTTCATTAAATTTCAAGATACCTTTTATACCTAAACCACAACCGAAGAAATCTTTTGCTGACTCTTCTGTATAATTACCTATTTTAATTGCTCTATTTGCATACGATAAAATTCCTCTACCATGTATACCATCATAACTATTCTTGAAGAAATGTAACATATCCTTATCTTGAATATTCTTTGGCACACCTTTTATAGTTTCTGATACCGAATAACTTAATATACGTTTTGTTTTATCATATTGTATTTGAGAAATAACTCCCTTTGGTAAATAAATTAAATCTAATATTTCACCATCACCTGATCTTTGTATATAAACAAACGCATCACCGTATAACAAAATATCACATACTAATTGTTTCATGAAATTAAACTTTGACATTATCATATTGTCAAGTATTTTGTTTAATCTATGACCAACAATAACATCATTACAATCTTCTTTATATTCTTTGACTTGTATTGGTAATTCTGCGACTGCATTTGAAATCATATCGACTGCTGCAAAAACCGTAGATAATGATAATGCCGGTTGATCTCCATAAGTACCATAAAATAAACCACCATTATAAGGTTTTATATATTGTACTTCTGTATTTCTTTGTTCTTTTCCTGTATTAAAAAATGTTTTCATATCTAAAAACTTATATCTTCTATTTAATAATAAAAATTATTTATGAATTATATTTATATTGCTGCAAAAAAATGGTTAAACGACTTTGTATATAACATTCCACCTAATGCTTGTAACATTGAAATAACCGCATCTATTTTACCATATTTTGTTCCACCTTTTACTGGTTTTGCGTTATCATTCCAATCTGTCTTAATTGTTGTATTTGAAAAACACCATCTTACCGCTTCATTATCATCAATAACAACCTTTCCTAAACGTACTAATCTTTCAAATTCCTTCGTAGGTCTATTGAAATTACCTAACGTCTGAGAAAATGGCTCCATCTTCAATCTATTCTGTATTGCGTTTTCGGTAAATTGTGTTGCGTTCCATGTATCATATTCAATCTTCCAGATCGTTATATATTTATTAATCTCCATAATCTTATTTAAAACGTAATCATAATCTGTTGCATTTCCTGGTGTTATATTAATTAATTTTTCTCTCTTCCAACGTTTATACATATCTTTATTCGGTGACTCTTCCAACGCACTTTCTGGCAAAAATATCCACGTCTTAAAGTAAAATTTGTCTAAGTAATTAAAAATCAATGATATACACGTCAAATCTGATACCGCCGCTAAATCGACACCCATTATTCCTATTAATTTTTTATCTTTAAAATCTTCTAAATTGACTTTTTGTGTTGACTTAACTAATAAAGAGTTCGGTAACCACGAATCACTTGAACTACACCACTTATTAAAAGTTTTTGTTAATATTGGCACTTCATCACTTGGGTTGTTTACCATCATCTTCAATTGTTGTTTCATATAATCATCTGTTACGGTAATACCTAATGATGGGCAACATTTTTTCCAATTTTTACTATCATTAAAATCATCATTTTCATCCATTTCGTATATTAATGAGAATATTGTATCATCTTCTTTCACTCCACGCAAAATATCTTCACACATATCACGATAGATCTTGCATGGACTAAACAAATCAAAACCTGCCGTTGTTATATATAACATCAATGGTTGTGTACGCATACCCATACCTGAAATTAAAACATTCGGAATATCATTATTCTTCATTGCGTGATACTCATCTATTATTGCTAATGAAGGGTTAAAACCATCACCAAAATTCGCATCAGAAGACATAATTCTAAAACGTGACTTTGTTTTGTCAAATCTAATCTCACCACGTAAAGCACGAAATAAACTAAACTTATTTATTGACTCTAAAAAACTTGACGCATTTTTAAACGCTATTCTTGACTGCTCTGCTGACGGCGCTACGCATGTTATCTCTGCACCTGATTCTTCATCTGCTATCATACCGTACAAACCCAACGCCGACGCTAATGACGTTTTACCACATTTTCTTGATATTTGTATATAAGCACTTCTAATTAAACGTGTATTGTTATCTTTACGGATCCAACCGAATATTGCATATACTAAAAATTCTTGCCAATCTTGAAGAATAAATGGTTGATTATTAAATTTACCTGTTCTATGTTTTAACTTTGCTATAAATTTAACTGGTTTCTCTGCCCTTTCTTCATCAAAATAAATATCATCTCTATCAAACCATGATAAATACCTTTTACAGGCCAATTTTACTAATTCACCAGCCACTATATTACCATTTACTACATCTTCTGCATACTTTGTATATTTACTGTTTACATTCTTCATATTTAATTTTTAACATCCCTGATACGTTATTTTTTCCATACCTTTATAGTTTATCAGGTTATTTGGGTTAACGTATCAGGGACGTTCCTACATATATTCTGCGTTATTTTGATAAATAGTCTAAGTATTCATCTTCTGTTTCATCGTTTTCTTCCCACTTCAAACTTTTCATCTTTGCCCTTGACATTGGGGTTAAAGAAAATGACTTTAATAAATCTTTCAACTGCATTTGCGCACTATTCATTATCGTATAACATTGGTTCTTAAATGTTCTTCCTTGATTATCGGTTCTTAACAATCCGTTCTTTTTAATATCTTTCATCGCATCTAAATAAACAGAATAATTATCTGCTATCAAATCTAATGAAATTCTCCAAGAATCAGGTATCTTTCCATAATCTTCCTTCAAACATTCAATAACGTTATTCATATATTCTTGCACTTGTTCATCATAATCTGAATATAACTTTTTCGCATCAATCATATTTTATTGTAATTATTTTTTTATATCATCTTGCCAAAACCGCCAAAAATTGACATTTTGTGAAAAGGACGCTGGGGCGATATTAAGGGCATCAACACCTTAAAAAATGGTATGGCCAGGTCTGTTTTTATAAGTTAGTGACTATCAATGACTTATACGCATCTTTTTGTGTATGTTGATGTGGCATTCCTTACATAACGACATTAAGTTATTCTTATCTAATAATAAACTCCATCTTTGTTCTTCTGTAACTCCTGTCATAAATGGTTTTATATGATGTATCTCTTCTGCCGCTGTTACTTTATTATCTTTCAAACATAATTCACATAAAGGATGATAATGTATATATGAATTACGCAAAACGTACCACGACTTTGAATTATAATATTTCGCTGATTGTATTATACTATTATTTGTTTTGCGTTTAATATCTTTTAGTTTAGTTATTGTCGGCATAATATATATTCAATATAATTAATAATAATTATTCGTAAGGAAATGTTATCTTCTCTTCATTCGTTAATTGTCTTTCAAACTCAAACTTATGTACAACCTTATCTCTCTTACCATTCTTATACTTAAAATAAGTATCTGCATTAATAAGATGTTCCCATGCTTCTTGATCTATATATATCTTACCAAAACCAAGATCTATAGTATTCGCTATTTTAGTTTTTAATTCTTTCATAATTATTTATTCGTTATATTTTTATTATTTAATTATCTATCTATATAATAATAAACATTTTTTTAGAAAAAGTTTATATTGCGTTTAAACGTATTTATTTCGGTTAAATAATCTAATATTTTATAAAAGTATAGATATATTAAATATCTATACCTTTATATATAATATTAAACCTCTATTGCATATTTTATTTTAGTAAAATTGATACTTCGTGGTACTGAAGGTAGAAACGCTGGATATTCGTGAATATCATTTCTATATAAAAAATTTTCATAATTAACTTTATAATATATGTTTTTATCGTTTCTTATATATTCAGTATAAGCATTTTGAATATCATCCCAATTACAACGTAATAATTCACATTTATTAGTTAAATCAAGTAATTCATAATTTGTATGTATTAAATTAACAGTATACTCATCATCCGAAATATTATTCACACAATTCAACAATAAATTATTTATATATTTATTTAGTTTATTGATTGCCGCTTTTTGCTTACGTTCTATTTCTTTTTCTCTCTTTATTTTTTCTTCTTTTCTTTTTTTGAAATTAAATATATTCTTCATAGTATTTATTTATTATATATTTTTTTTAATTATAACTTTCCATTCAGGTTCGTTCTCATAATCAATTTCGGTAACAATATATCTTTTATTCTCAATATTATCATGAAATAAATTATCAATAAATATATCAAGCAAATCTCTATCTGTTCCGAATATTATAATCGTATCATCTGTTTTGCTGATTTTAATTTCTGTCATAATTCGTTTTCTTATTTATTTATCTTCTTTGCCAATACATAATAGAAACATTTTTTTTGAAAAAAGTTTAGATCTCAAATCTGTTAACTAACTAATCATCTATCTAATATATTATATATATAGAAAAGTATGTGGTTAATTGATACTTAGTTAACACTTTTCTCTATAAAATTGTGTTGCATTAATTATCGCATGTTCAATAACTTTATTACTAAAATCTTCTTGTGTACAATGTATATTTAATAATTCATTATAATATTGACGTAATGTGTGTTTAATTGTATTGCATAACATTGACTCTAATCTTTTTAATTCTGTTGGTCCAGATCCATGTAATAAATTATCTTTATGTGTTGTCCACTCCAAATTCTCTAATCTATTATTTGTTTTGTTCCAATCTATATGGTTAACGTCTAATGTTTTCATATCTGGCCTTGGATTAAAAGTTTCCATAACTAATCTATGTATTGAAAAAGATTTAATTTTTCCTTTTTGTGATAAAGTTACTAACATATAACCAGAATTAGTCATTGCTCCTTTCAATATTCTACCAGTTTTTTTATTTCTTACTTTGCCATAATTTGATACTTCATAGTTATCATAACCATTTATTGGTTTAAAAAATTCAAATTCCATTATCTTTAATTTGTCATATTTTTATTATTTATTCATCTATCTATATAATAATAAACATTTTTTTAAAAAAAGTTTAGCATTTAAAAGTGGAAACTAACTAATCATCTATCTAATATATTATATATATAGAAAAGTATGGGGTTAATTGATACTTAGTTTCCACTTTTCTCTATATATTTATAACCTTTATAGTATTTTGTATTTGTATTTTGACTTAATAATTTCGATAATGTTCCTTTGGTCATTTTTTCTTTTTCTATACATTCTGATCTGTTTTTGAATATCTCTATAAGGTTATCTTCTTTATCGTATTTATATATTGGTAAGTTCTTTGTCGGCCTATGTGGTTCATTAAATTCAAACTTATTATTTGATAATCTACATAGTTTTCCTAATGTTTTAGCGTCACAAAATCTCAATGTTTCCCAAATGAATTTATATATCTCAAATTTAGTCGCTTTATTATATTCTCTATCTATATCATCTGACTCATGTAACTCTTCATATAGTTCATCCGGATCCATAACATTTTTTCCTGCGTCATAATCTTTTTCTAACGCTTCAAATCCGCCAGCAAACCAAAATAAAACTTCATTAAATATTTTCAAAACGGTTTTCTCATTTATCATCTGTTGTTTTTCTTCTTCTGTTTTATAATCTTTTAATTCAAGTTTCATCTCTATAGTTTTGCATTTAATTGAATTGAAAAACCTAACGTCTAATTGTGTATCATATTGTTTATTACTTACCAAAAGTACAGAAATGTTTTGGTCATTCTTATAACGTTTTCTATATTTCATCCACTCTGTAACGACGTACAAAGAAAATGAATTATATAATCTCTTTAATTCTTCATTTGAATAATCTTCTAAATTTCTAATAATCGTATTTGTTTCCATAATGTTTAATTTGTTATATTTTTATTATTTATTCATCTATCTATATAATAATAAACATTTTTTTGAAAAAAGTTTAGCATTTAAAAGTGGAAACTAACTAATCATCTATCTAATATATTATATATATAGAAAAGTATGGGGTTAATTGATACTTAGTTTCCACTTTTGACAGTATTAATATAGTAAGTTTAGCATTTAAAAGTGGAAACTAACTAATCATCTATCTAATATATTATATATATAGAAAAGTATGGGGTTAATTGATACTTAGTTTCCACTTTTGACAGTATTAATATAGTAAGTTTAGCATTTAAAAGTGGAAACTAACTAATCATCTATCTAATATATTATATATATAGAAAAGTATGGGGTTAATTGATACTTAGTTTCCACTTTTGACAGTATTAATATAGTAAGTTTAGCAATAAAATTCAATAAATCGTCCCTGTTACGTTAAAATAATTCAGTAATATAATTTTATGCCTGATGATTTTTAACGTAACAGGGATGGTTCTTGAATATTCTGTGATGATCTCTTATCAAATATTATAAATTAAGTTTATTATTATATATAGAAAAATAACAAGAAAAAGAATAATGTTAAAAATTTTTGATACAAAAGAAGAATATAACAAATATTCTCAAAACAACACAAATTTAGATAGTGGCGTTTTATATTATGTTAAAGAAAATGGAAATGCGCATTTTCTTACTAATAATATAGATGGTGAAAATAAAGTATATAATTTGGTTGATAATATAGATCCAGAAGGTCTAATTATAGTATCTTCTCAAACAAATGCGCCGTTGATGGCAGTTTTATACTCAAAAGGTTTAGCGGCAAACGAAAATTATATGACTTTAGCCGAAGCGCAAGCAGTTACTAATGAGCAATTAAATGGTCTTTTAAACGGTAATACAACAGTAGTTAATTTCAATGAGTTTAAATATTTTACTGGTGTGACTAAAATATGTACTTCAGATGACAGTGAAGAAAGTAAAACATTATCTC